AGACAAAGGATTTACTAGAACAGGAGTTCCTCCAATTGGATTAGGAGTTACTGGATTTACTAACGGTCAATCTGGATTATCAACATATCCAACAATTCAAAGAAGAGGATTTGGACTCCGAAATAACGGTCCTCTGAGAAAGAGTCTTTAACTTAGTATAAATATAGGAAAAAGCTGGTAATATGGCTGCCATCGTAACAGATCAATTTAGGATTTTAAATGCAAATAACTTTGTAGAGACTGTAGAAAGTCCTGCAAATTCTTATTATGTATTTCTAGGATTGACAAATCCATCTACGGTTGGATTTGGTAGAACAAATAATTGGGATGATAATATACCAAACCCAACAGACAGTATTGATATAGTAAATCATACTGGCGATACCATGATGTTTGGTAAGAAAGTAGGTGCTGCCAATATCCGTAGATTAGTTAGAAGAACTAATTGGGTTCAAGGAACAAGATATGAAATGTATCGTCATGATTATAGTGGAACAAATCCTGCTCCCATAACACAATCAACTAGACTTTATGATGCAAACTACTATGTAATGAATAAAAATTACAATGTGTATGTTTGTATTGATAATGGATCTTCTGGAATTAGTACTACAGGTAATGCATCTCAGGATGAACCATTATTTACTGATCTAGAACCATCTGCTGCTGGTAGTAGTGGAGATGGATATCTTTGGAAGTATTTGTTTACAGTATCTCCAAGTGATATTATAAAGTTTGATTCTACTGAATATATAACTGTTCCAAATCAATGGGCAACTAGTACCGAGTCTCAGATACAATCAGTTCGTGATAATGCTGATTCATCAGTAAATAATAATCAGATTAAGAAAATTTATATTGAAAATCAAGGATCTGGATATTCTGGTGGATTGGGTCAAGAATTTGATATTGTTGGTGATGGATCAGGAGGTAAAGTAGTTATTGATGTTGTTAGTGGAAAAATAACTAAAGCTATAGTATCTTCTGGTGGTAAGGGTTATAGTTGGGGATTTGTTGATTTAGGTAGAATAAATTCTACTGCTTCAGTATCAGCAAAACTAATTCCTATCATTCCTCCATCAAAAGGACATGGATCTGATATTTACAAAGAATTAGGCACTGATAAAATTTTAATTTATGCCAGATTTGATGATAAAGATAAGGATTTTCCAATCGATACTAAATTTTCACAAATTGGTATTGTAAAAAATCCAACAGTTACTGGATCAGCTACAACTTTTACAGATAGTCAATTCTCTTCATTGAATTCTATTAAATTCACAAGTATTACTGGAACTGCTCCTGTTGCTGGAAATTTAATTACACAACAACAAACAGGTGGAATTGCTAAAGGATATGTTGCATCATATGATTCAGAAACTTTAGTTCTTAAATATTATCAAGATAGAAATCTTTATTATAACTCCACTTCTCATGATCAGACTGATTATGTCGGAGTATCTACTTCTGGTAAGGTAGTACCATTTGAATCTTCGGCAACTCAAGTAAATTTCCCTAGTGGAAATGGTGCTATAGATACTAACTTTAATGTAGGTATTACAACCGTAAATAATAAAGTTATTAGTTTGGGTGTTAATTTTGCAAATGGACTTGCTAGTCCTGAGATAAATAAAGGCTCAGGGGATATTATTTACTTAGATAATAGATCCTTGATTGCTCGAAACACTCGACAAAAAGAAGACGTTAAGATCATCCTGGAATTCTAAAGACAAATGCCACAAAAGACTAATCTAAATGTAAGTCCTTATTACGATGATTTTGATAAGGCAAATAATTTCTACAAGGTATTATTTAAGCCAGGTCAACCAGTACAGGCTAGAGAATTAACTACCCTGCAATCTATGTTGCAGAATCAGGTTGAATCCTTTGGTAGTCATGTATTTAAAGAGGGATCAATGGTGGTTCCTGGTAATATTAATGTTGATACAGATTATCATTCAGTAAAGATAGAAACAGATCATTTAGGAATACCAGTAGCATTATATGCAGAACAGTTAAAAGGTACAAGATTAAAAGGTCAAACATCAGGTATTATTGTTTCAATAAATGGATATGCATTACCTGCGTCTGGAACAGATATTACAGATTTAACACTTTATGTTAGTTATTTGGATGCTGGTCCAGATAATACTATAAGAACTTTGGATGATGGTGAAGTTCTTATAACTCAGAATGCCTTTGTATATGGAAATACTCCAGTTAATATTGGAGATACTGTAGCTACTTTGTCTGCTAATAATGCATGTGCTATTGGTAGTGCTGTAAGTATTGGGGAAGGTGTATTTTTCATTAGAGGAACTTTTGTAGATGTAGCTTCTGATGTTCTTGTTTTAGATTCTTATGAGAATCTACCATCTTATAGAGTAGGTTTAAATATTCAGGAAGAGTTAATTAGTGCTAAAGATGATCCATCATTATTTGATAATGCTAGAGGATTTACTAACTATGCAGCACCAGGTGCAGATAGATTAAAAATTTCAACAACTTTAATTAAAAAATCTTTAAATGATTATGATGATAAGACATTTATTGAACTAGTTAAAATAGATAATGGAGTAATTAAAAAATTACAGAATCAGACAATATATTCACAAATCGGTAAAGAATTTGCTAGAAGAACATTTAAAGAATCTGGTAATTATACAGTAGAACCATTTACTATTCAACCAACAGAATCATTAAATGATGGTATATCTAATGAGGGTGCTTTCTCATCAGATAGAAAAACAGATCAAGGTAATACTCCTAGTGATGATTTAATGTGTTATAAGGTCTCACCAGGTAAAGCATTTGTTCAGGGATGGGAAGTTAATAGAAATGGTACAAGTATACTAGATGTTGCAAAACCAAGAGATAAAGAAACTGTTGATAGAGCTAATGTTCCGTTTAATGTAGGTAATTTATTAAGAGTTAATAATGTATATGCAACACCATTTGTTGGTGTCAATAATGATGATAATACAATTGATTTAATTAACTATAGAAAAGATACTGCTAGTCCTACTGCTAAACCAACTGGATCAACAGTAATAGGACAAGCTAGGGTTTATTCTTTTGGTGTAACTGATGCAGCATATACTAATGCATCTACATCTTGGGATTTATATCTTTTTGATATTCAAACCTATCAAACATTAACTATAAATGTAGCATTATCTAATACAGAATTACCAGCCACTTCATATATTAGAGGTGTAAGTAGTGGTGCAACTGGATTTGCTGTAGGAGCAGGTGGTGGTGGAACTGCTATTAATGTAACACAAACTTCTGGTACTTTTATTGAAGGGGAGCAAATAATAATTAATGATGATGAATCAGTTACTAGAAGTACTGTATCAGTAAAAGTTTGGGAAGTATCAGATATTAAATCTGTATATCAAAATACATCAACATTCAGTGGTTATAGTGCAGACTTTAGTGCTGATTCTGTTTTATATCCATCGGTTGCTAAAGGATTTAGTGCTAATGATGCAATTTCAGTAACAGCAGCAGGAGCTGTTACTGCTCAAGGTAAGAATTTTTTAGGAATTAGAAGTGATGCTATTATTTCGTATCCAGTAGTAGATGCTGCTCATAATGGATTAGAAAGTTTTGCTAGAGTTAGGTCTGTGGAAGCAGATGGTCTTTCAATGAATCTTTCTGGAGTTAGTACCATTACAGGTGTTACTGACGGTGGATTACCTACATCTACGGTAAGTCCAACATTTAAAGTTATGACTCCTACTATTCTCAATGGTGAGAATTCTGGACTTTATGCACCATTAGGATTTAATGATGTTTCTGATGTAAATCTTACTAATTCTACATTATTAGTAACAAAAGCATTAACTGGTGAAACTACTGATGGTAGTGGTGTAATGTCGTTTAATGTAGCTGCTAGTGGAATATCAAGTGCATTTTATAGTTCATTCGATGCAGAAAGATATTCTATACATTATGCTGATGGTAGTATTGAAGATTTAACTTCAGATCAGTTTGCATTGACTAATGCTGGTGGAACAGTAACTATTAATGGATGTACTGCATCTCAAAGTAATGTTGTAGTTAATACCACAATAAGAAAAGATGGTATTCAAAATAAGCAGAAAGTTTATGTAAGAAGTGAAAGAATGTCTGTAAATAAGACAATTGTTGGTGTTTCTACAATTTCAAATGGATTGACTGAAAATAAATTCTATGGACTTAGAGTTCAAGATAAAGAAGTATCATTGAATGTTCCAGATGTTGCAAATATTGTCGGTATATACGAATCTTTAGATAGTAATGTACCTATTTTAGACAAGTTAATTTTTGTTAGTGGGTTAGGATTAAATAATAATTCTATTCTTGGTGAAAGAGTTATTGGATCTACAAGTGGTGCTGTTGCTCAAATAACATCGAGAGATTCTGCAACACAGATTGAAATTGGTTATTTGAATGATAAGACTTTTATTATAGGTGAAACTATAACATTCCAAGAATCTAATATTATTTCCACTTTAATTGATACTACATTAGGTAGTTATTTGAATATTACTGATAAGTATACTTTAGATAAAGGTCAGAGAGAGCAGTTTTATGACTATTCTAGAATAGTTAGAAGAAGCACATTTGGTGCTCCTACTGGACAATTATTAGTAGTTTATAATCAATATCAAGTCCCAGCTGCAGATGCTGGAGATGTATACACTGTTGAATCATATGATGATGAAAGATTTAGTCAAGATGTTCCTCATTTAAAAGATGGATTAAGAGCATCTGATACTATTGATTTTAGACCAAGAGTTCAGAATTGGGGAACAACTGCTACTTCTAGTCCATTTGCATGGTCAAGTAGAGAATTTGGTACTGCTGGAGTTAATCCAACGTTAGTAGTTGCTCCAAGAGAAGCTTCTGTTCTTGGAATAAGTTATTATTTACCAAGAATTGATAAATTAGTTCTTACTCCAGGATTAAATGAAGATGGTGTTGCACATGATAAGAGAGGTAAATTTGAAATAATTCAGGGAGTTGGTTCATTAGAACCTGGTGTTCCATCAACCATTGATAATTCAATGCATGTTGCTAATATTATATTACCAGCATATCTTTATGATCCAGACGATGCTAGAGTCATCATGGTTGATAATAGAAGATATACTATGAGAGATATTGGTAAAATTGAAGATAGAGTTGAAAATTTAGAAATAACTACATCATTAAGTCTTTTAGAACTTGATACTAAGACTTTACAAGTACAAGATGCAGATGGTCTTTCTAGATTTAAGACTGGTTTCTTTGTAGATGACTTTAAGAGTAATGCATTTGTAGATGTTGCTAATGATGACTGTAAGGTTGATATTAAAACAGATGATAAGGAATTACGTGTTCCTCTAGATTTCTTTACAGTTAAACCTGAATTAGCATTATCACCTGATATTAATACTGATACTGCAGATTTCTCATCAAATCTTAATCTTTTAGATTCTAATTTACAGAAGAGTGGAGATTTAATAACACTTAAGTACGATGAAGAGGGTTGGATCGAACAACCATTAGCATCTAGGGTGGAGAATGTAAACCCATTTAATATGGTTGAATATATTGGATTTATAGAGTTAAATCCATCAGCTGATACTTGGGTTAGAAATGTTTATGTTGATGGTGGTGAAAGGACAGTAACTGGTGATAGAGGTGGATTTGTTGGTGAATATATTGATACAGTTCAAATTGGTAGTGAGGCAGATACTCATATTCGTTCTAGAAACGTTGCATTTAGTGCAAATGCTTTAAGACCTGTTGCTAAATTCTATCCATTCTTTGATGGAAGCAGTGGTATTGATATTGTACCTAAGTTATTAGAAGTTGTCATGGATACTGGTATTTTCAGTAATGGAGAGACTATAGAAGCATGGAATGGTATATGGCGAGTTGCATCATTTAGGACATGTCAACCAAATCATAAAACTGGTCCAAATTTAGCACCAGCAACAACATTTAATGCTAATCCATATAATACTTCAGTTGACCTACCAACTTCATATGCAGCATCTTCTACAGTTGTAAATGTAGATATTGCATCATTAGTAGAAGAAGCTCAAGGTCAATATTATGGATATGTTGAAAAGGGTACAGTATTGGTTGGAGCATCAAGTGGTGCTCAAGCAACCGTATCGGACGTTAAGTTAGTTGCAGACACATTTGGTGATCTATATGGAGCATTCTGGTTTAGAAATCCATTAGCAACTCCTCCTCCAAGTTTAAGATTTAGAACTGGTACTAGATCATTCAAATTAACATCAAGTGAATCAAACGCTGAACCATTGCCAGGAAGTCTTTTAATTAGTAGTGGTGAGACTACTTACCGTACAAGTGGAATAGTTGATATTTACAGTCAGACTCTGGTTAGAGTTGTTGCTCCACCCCCACCACCACGTAGATGTGACCCTCTTGCACAATCATTTACTACAGATAGTAGTTCTGGATGTTTCTTGACTTCTGTTGATATATTCATGGCGAATAAGGATGCTTCACAGAAATTAAGAGTAGAACTTAGAACAGTAGAATTGGGAACACCAACAGCTATATTAGTTCAAGAATTTGCAGCAGTTACACTTGACCCATCACAGATTAATACATCTACAGATGGAACAGTTGCAACTAATGTCAAGTTCCCATCTCCAATTTGGTTAGAACCAGATACTGAGTATGCATTAGTTCTTCTTGCACCAACTTCCGATCTTTATGAATCTTGGATTGCTAAGATGGGTGAAAGAACAGTAAATACGACAACTTTACCTGATGCTGAAAGTGTTATGGTTACACGTCAGTATTTGGGAGGAAGTTTATTTAAGTCTCAGAATGGTACTATTTGGTCTCCAAGTCAGTTTGAAGATATGAAGTTTAAACTTTATAAAGCACAGTTTACTTCAAATTCAGGTAGTGTTTATTTCTACAATCCATCACTTGGAAAGAGAAATAATATAATACCAAGATTGCTTCCAAATACAATTAGAACTTTACCAAGAAAATTAAAAGTTGGAATTACTGCAGTTAGTAATGCTAGTATGACTGCACAACTTAATGTTGGTAGAAAGGTTAGTGAAGATAATGGAACAGGAATTCATGGGTATATTGAGAAAACTGGTGGACCAGTTAATACTATTGCCCTCAGTAATGGTGGTAAAGGATATGGTAAATTATCTGCCACTACAAATGCTGTCCCAACTTACGCAATTACTGGTAATGGATCTGGTGCTACAGTTAATGTGACAGTGAATGGTTCTGGTGTTGTTACTGGTGTTGTTCTAACTGCTACTGATGGTAGTGGATATGTGACTGGTGATACTTTAGGAATTCAAACTTCTTCTATGGATAAAGGTGCTGGATGTGTAGTAACAGTTAGTGCCACTAACAAGATTGATACTTTATACTTGACTAATGTTCAAGGTCAAGAATTTACATCTGGTAAAGATTTAGTTTGGTTTAATGATGCAGGAACAGGAGTTGCTGCAGCAAATACTGATATTACCTCTTCTAGTGTAATAAGTGATTTATACAATGGTAATGTTATTGAGGTTACTCAATACAATCATGGACATGAAGCAGATAATAACTTAGTTACTTTGGCTGATATTGAACCAAATGGACCTCCTATTCTTACTACTACTGCTTTCAGTATTAGTGAAACTGGTAATATAGGACTTGCAGATACTACTTCATTCTCATCATGGAATGGTGCAACTGCAACTTCTGGATATGTCAGAGTTAATAGTGAAGTCATGTTCTATAATAGTATTGGAAATGGAGTATTGGGTATTGCAACTAGAGGTTGTGAAGGTACTCTTCCAAGACAACATGCTGTTGGTGCTGTTTCTAAGAAGTATGAATTAAATGGTATTTCATTGACTGGTATTAATACTGATCACAATCTACCTAATAATCTAACTTTAAAAAATGCTAGTGATATTGATAAGTATTATCTAGAAATTGATCGTGCAACACAAAATGGTGACGTAGCAAATGCTATGACTCAAGGTGATGGTTTATTATCATTTACTAATGAAAAATCTGTCGGTGGAAATAATATATTTGCTTCACAGAATTTACAATTTAATGGTATTATTCCGTCATTTAATATTATTACACCTGGCGAAGGTACAGCAGTTACTGCACAATTAAGGACAGTTTCTGGTACAAGTGCTGGTGGATCTGAAATATCCTTTAGAGATCAAGGATATGAGAATGTAGAAATTAATGAATACAATAGATTGACATCTACACGTTTACTTTGTTCTCAGATTAATGAAAATACTAGATTATCTTCTTTACCTAAGAATAGATCTGTAACGTCTGCTATTAGGTTTACTTCAGATAATACTAATACATCTCCAGTATTAGATACTAAACAAGGTATATCTTTCATCTTAGAAAGAAGTAGACTTAATAAACCTGTTGATGATTATGCAACAGATGCTAGATCTAATCAGATTACTGGTGATCCTCATGCTGCTTGTTATATTTCTAAGAGAATTGATTTAAAACAACCTGCAACATCACTAAAAGTTTTAGTTGGTGCTCATAGAAAGGATGATTCTGACTTTAGAGTTTTATATCAATTGTTTAGAACAGATTCTGGTGAAATTGAACAGGCATATGAATTATTCCCTGGATATGATAATTTAAGAGATACTGATGGTGATGGATTTGGTGATGATATTATAGATGTGACACGTAATAGTGGATTACCAGATGCTTTTGTAGGAGCAAGTAAGGATGGTGAATTTAATGAATATCAATTTAGTGTTGATGATATTGATGAATTTACTGGATTTAGAATAAAGATTGTGTTTAGTGGAAGCGATGAAGCAAATCCACCTAAATTGCAAGATCTAAGAGTTCTTGCTTTAGCATGATCCCTGTACAAGATCATAAAAATTTATATAGAGATGAAGAATCTGGAGCTATTATTAGCACAGATTCTATTGGTTATGCTCAGTATATTAAATCTAAATCTAAAAAAAGAATAGAAAAGGATGAATTGGATAAGATAAAATCAGATATTAATGAGATTAAGAGTTTATTAAAAGAGATCGTTAGGGATAAAGGATGTTAGGAGTATAAATATACTTTAGATCCAGATTTTATATTAAATGGCCGCTGTTTATGTTAGCAACCTTGTTGTAAACACTGGTGCTACGTTTGCACAAACGTTCACACTCGAAGATAGTGCTTCAAACTCTGTCTTAAATTTAAGTGGATACACCGTTAGAGCTCAGATGCGAAAGCATCCTGGTAGTTCTTCTTATACAGATTTAAACGGTGCTGTTTTGAATGTTAATGATGGAACAGTAAAGGTTGGACTTACTACATCCCAAACTACGCCTTTAAAGGCAGGTAGATATGTATATGATGTATTAATAACTGATAGTGGTAATACTGTAACCAGAGTTGTTGAAGGATCGGTTCTGGTTAGACAAGGAGTGACACAATAATGCCAGATATTAAAGTTAGAGTCGGTCAACAAAATGCCGTAAAGGTTGTTTCCTCAATCGCAGGAAGTCAGTCTTTGACTTTAGGTAATTTAAGTGATGTTAATGCATCTGCATTAGCTAATGGCATGGTACTTGTATATAATGGCAATACTGGAAAGTGGGATGCCACACTAGAATTAACTCCAGGAGCAACTCAAAATTTAGACATTAACGGAGGTAGTTTCTAGTCATGGCAAGTATTATAAGGGTAAAAAGATCTACAGGAACGTCTGCTCCTGCTGCTCTGAATTTTGGTGAATTAGCATATACAGATGGTGTAGGAACCCACGGTGATAAAGGATATAGATTATTTGTTGGAGATCAAGGTGGTCTAGGTGGAGATGTTGATGTAATTGGTGGTAGATATTTCACAGATTTATTAAGTACTGGACCAGGTTTAGTTGCAAGTCAAACAAACCCAACGACTGCTGCTAATGGATTTGTTGCAATTCTTGATCAAAACAGAAAGGTAGATCAATGGAATGTAGATAATTTAACTTTAGATGGAAATGTATTCTCATCAACTAATACTGATGGTGATATTATTTTCAACCCGAATGGATCGGGTGAGGTAATGATTCCCGATGATACTTTCATCGGATTTGGTGGTGGTGCAGATGGAGCTGCTACTGCTGATTCAAAGATAGAATATGATGAAAATGGCACAGATCAATTAACATTTACTGGTGCTGATGTTAGATTTAATATTGCCACACAATCTGATAGTAAGGATACGGGATCAGTTATTACTGAGGGTGGTGTTGGTATAGAGAAGAACCTCAATGTGGGTGGAATGACCCATACTGTTGGTATTACAACATTATCATCTGCTGGTGGTATAACAACTACAGGTGGTGATTTATATGTTGGTGGTGACTTATATGTATTAGATGATTTAGTATTTGATGAATTTACTGCAAGAAATGCAAAAGTAACTGGTATTACAACATTAAATTATTTGAATGTTACTGGATTTTCTACCTTTACTGGTGGAATGAGAGTTGATAATATTGGAATTTCATCCAATGTTATTCATACTAAATCTGGTGCTGGTAATGTACTATACATTGACCCATATCCAGATGGTTTAAGTAATGAAGGTACAGTAATTGTTAAAGGTGACTTGCAGGTAGATGGTACAACCACATCTGTCAATTCTACCAATGTAACCATTAATGATGCTATAATGAAGGTTGGTGATGTAACCAGTAAGAGAACTGTTATGACAGCAGTTGGTTCTGGTACTTCAACGATTGTACTTGATTCTGTTGTTGGTATTAATACCAACGATACTCTTACTGCTGCAGGAATGCCTGGTGCAGGTACAACAACTGTTCATTCTTATATTCCACCAGCTTCTGGATCAGGAATTGGTACGGTCTTTATTAATGGAACAACTACTGCTGGTATTAATACTACCGTTCAAGTAACTGTTACTCATGCTTATGACACTAATACTGATCGTGGTATATCTTTTGATTACAACACCAGTTCTGGTGTAGGTAATAATAAGACTGGATTCTTCGGATATGAAGATTCATCTGGTAAACTTACCTTTATTCCAGATGCAACTATCAATGCTAGTGTAGTTAGTGGTACAAAAGGTTTCCTAGATATTAAAGGTATTTACTATCAATCTGGTGACTATGCCACTAGTGGTGTGGTATACTTTGATGCCAATGGATTGCAAAATTCAACAGTAGCACCTGCTGCTGGTATTACTACCTCAAATTATGTTCTAACTACTAATGCAGCTGGAACACCAACTTGGACAACAACTCTCGATGGAGGAACTTTCTAATAAATTATGACAAATAATCAAACTGACGTTGATGTGAATGTTTTGATTAAACTTTATAATCAAAAACTTTCACAAATTTCAAATCAAAATGTATTACTTGAAGCAAAATTACATACTGTTACACAAGATTTTTTAGATGAAAAGAAAGAACTTCTTGCTAATTTAGCAGAAGTACAAGAAAAATATGAAAATTTATTAGCAGATATCGAGGAAGATGGCGAAACCAGCAAGTAGACAACAATTAATTGATTACTGTTTAAGACAACTTGGTGCTCCAGTTTTGGAGATAAATGTTGATGATGATCAAGTAGATGATGCTGTAGATGATGCACTTCAATATTTTCAAGAAAGGCATTTTGATGGTGTAGAAAGAATGTACATGAAGTACAGAGTTTCACAGGAAGATATTGATAGAGGAAAAGCAACAAACGAAACTGGTAGTTCTAATACAAAAGGTATTGTTGGTACTGCAGCAACTTCTACTTCTATTGCTGGTTATGGTACTACAGTAAGTAATTGGTATGAAAATTCCAATTTTATTCAAGTTCCCGATTCGGTAATTGGTATTGAGAAGGTATTTAAATTTGATACTAGTTCAATTTCTGGTGGAATGTTTAGTATTAAATATCAATTATTTTTAAATGATCTATATTATTTCAATGCTGTTGAATTAATGCAGTATGCAATGACTAAGAGTTATTTGGAAGATATTGATATGTTATTAACTACTGATAAGCAACTTAGATATAATAAGAGGCAAGATAGACTTTATCTGGATATTGACTGGGGTGCTCAATCAAGAGATACTTATTTTATTATTGATTGTTTTAGAATATTAGATCCTGATCAATTCACAGGAGTTTATAATGATAGTTTTCTTAAGAAGTATTTAACACTGTTGATTAAAAGACAATGGGGTCAGAATCTAATTAAGTTCCGTGGTGTTAAATTACCAGGTGGAATTGAATTAAATGGTAGAGAAATTTATGATGATGCTGAAAAAGATATAGAAGCATTAAGAGAAAAAATGACACTTGAATATGAATTACCTCCACTTGATTTCATAGGTTAGTGAGACATGGCATTAAATCCTTTTTTTCTGCAAGGCTCACAAAGTGAACAACGTCTTGTTCAAGATCTAATTAATGAACAACTTCAAATTTTTGGAGTTGAAGTAACTTATATTCCAAGAAAATATGTTAATAGAAAAACTATAATTGAGGAAGTAAATGCATCTAAATTTGATGATAATTTTACAATAGAAGCATATGTCAATACCTTTGAAGGGTATGGTGGTCAAGGAGATATTCTTACAAAATTTGGAGTATC